TAAGATTAAAGAGTTTCCTACAAAGAGAGCTGGCGTAAACCAACTTCGTGCTTATTTAAATCAACTTAGTAATTATGAAAATTTTACTCCCGATGTTATTATAGTGGATTATTTGGAATTACTAGCAACTGAGGGAGATATGGCGGAGTATCAAGCACAAGAACGGTTAGCACAAGAACTTAGAGGTTTAGCTATTGAGCATAAATGCCTACTTTGGACTGCTACACAAACAAACCGTGAAGGTAAGAAAGTAAGACTAATTACTGACACGGAATTAGCAGATTCTTATGGAAAAACTCGCGTATGCGATTTGGTTATTTCAATTAACCAAGATGAAGAAGAATTCGATAAAGGTAAATCTAGAATTTACATAATTAAATCCAGGAACGGTAGGGCTAGATTTATTATCCCGGCTAAAATGGATTATCAACGACTCGTGATAGGGCAAGAATAATGGATTATAGAGATAAAAGAGACGCTCCGAGCCATGGAGCTATAATGACACTTATACGCTCCGCAGTAGGCGTAGGGCTAGCTTTCTCAGTACTGTATGGAGTAGGAATACCTTTCTACTTGGCAATCAAATCAACATTCTTCTAATAATGAGTTATAAGCACCCTACTATTCTCCATATCGGATTTAAATCCTATGAAATTATTCAGAAAGATTTATCTGATGTTGAAGGCGATGAACTTTACGGATATGTGGATTTAACAACTAATATAATCTATGTGGACCCGAAGCAAGACGATATTGATTACAAAGGAACTCTCCTCCATGAGATTCTACATGTCGGTTTTCAGTTGTTCGGATTAGGAGATGACGACGAAATGCCAGGTATTAGAAATGAGTTTTTAACTACTATTACATCTAATATGATGCAAATGTTAGTAACCTTAAACCCTGAACTTTTTGAATTTATATTTTCTCGAGATTCTTCTCCAAAATCGTTCAAAAATGTCTATAATATAAAGAGCAATGAATAGCGAAATCATAGACCTGTACAATACATTTGAAGATGAGTATCTTACCATCTCGAAGAAGTATTTACAAATCGATGATTCTGATATTGAAACTACTTTAATGAATCATTCCGCAATTTACGCATACTTTGCAGCCCTCCTCTCTTACGCTAAAAAGATAAGAGACGAAAAATCAATTAAATTAGATAAAGAAGAATCGGAAGTTATGAAAGAGCGCGCAATGGAATTGAAAGCAAGTGGTCAAAAGGCTACACAATCAAGCTTGAACTCTTATGTTCTTTCCGTTCCCGAGCTCGTGCTAGTAAGACAGGAACTAGCAGACGCGGATAGCAAGTATTCACTAGCTAAAAGCTTACTTAACGCACTAGACCATCAGAAAGATTGTTTAGTGCAAATCTCAGCCAATAAAAGAGCTGAAGCAAAACTATTTTCAACTAATTAAACAACTAATAATAACATGGTAAACATAGAAGAACTACGTAAAAAGTATAATCAAATCAATAAGGCTCCTGGAAGTGGCGATAACGCTGATTTCCTTAAGAAGTTTTTAATGATGGAAGAAGGCACTACTCAAGTGCGAGTCTTACCGGCTAAAGATCCGGATGAGAATTTCTACGCTGAAACAGGTATTCATCGTATTAATGATAAAAACCACCATTGCCCGCGGGTAAAAGGTGATGATTGCCCTATCTGTGACTTAAGCTTTAAGCTTTGGAATACTAAAGATGAGGGTAATATGGCAATCGCTCGTCAAATTAAAGCTCGTAAGCGTTTTTACTTAAATGCTGTTGAGCGTGAGACAGGTGATGTTAAAATCCTATCCGTAGGTATTAAATTATTCAGCAAGATTCTTGATTGTTTCTTTGACGATGATTATGGGGATATTACAGACCTGAAAGCCGGTAATGATTTCAAAATCGTAAAAGATAAATCAGGCGAATGGCCGAATTATGATAAATCATCTCCAAAGCCTACTAAATCAGAGGCTGGAAGTGATATGGAAATTGCAACTTGGATGGATCAACTACATGATATTCAAGGTCTTGTTAAAGTAGCTTCATACGAAGACTTAAAGAAGATGGCTATGGAAATTACAGGAGAAGATATCGTAGAGCAGGTTAAAGCTGTTGCATCTACGTCAACCGAGTCTAAATCAGATGAAGGCGACGACTATCTCTCGCACCTTAAGGGTCTAGAATAGTTATTTTTTTGTGTTGGGCTGCTTTTAGGGATAGTATTACCTAGTTTAATTACTATAATTTCACAGATCCTTAAGAGCGGTCCTTTTTTTAATAATGAGTAAAGATAAATTAAAGATATTAGTAGTTCCTGCCAATGACGGCGGTTGTAGCTATTATAGAGCAATTATGCCTTTTGAGAAACTTCTACAATATTGCAGCGATGAAGTAGAAATTAGGTTCAACAAAAATCCTTTAAATTGGAACCCTACGTCTAATACGTCAGCTGAAACTCATGAAGATATGGATTGGTGTGATATTATGATGACTCAGAATATTTCTAATTTCGGACCTCACTTCATGATTGAGCTTTTTAAACAAGCAAAAGAAAACCGTTGCTTTATCCATTACGATACCGATGACCTTCTTACAGAGATTTATCCAGGGCATAGATTGTTTGAAGTTTACAAAGAAAGAGATTTAAGTGAACTTACCTCAACATTATATTATAATGCAGACTTAGTTACAGTAACTCAAGCAAAATTTGCTAAACGTATCGAAAAAAATGTTCGGGGGACTTTAGCCGTAATTAAAAACGCTATTGATTTTGATTTACCTTGTTGGAACCTAGCGAAAAACTATAGAACTTCCAAAAAGGAACCATGTAAGATTGGATGGGTAGGGGGTATCCACCATGAGCAAGATGTTAAACAAGTACCAGGGCTGGGTATTAGTGTAAATGCTAAAGTAGGTCCTGAGAATATTAGATGGGGGTTTTACGGTAGACCTCCTTTAGGGGACGAAGGACCTGAGGATTGGCAACAGAAAGTATGGGATGAGTATACCCGTATCTTAGTAGGACCCCAAAAGCATAAAAATTGGGCTGTATACCAAGCTATGCCTACTGATAGGTATGGATCTATGTATCTTAACATTGATGTAGCTATCGCACCCTTAGAATGGAACAACTTTAATGATTCAAAATCTGAAATTAAACTTATGGAAGCTGGGCGTTATGGCATTCCTCTTATTGCTACTGATTGTGGCGCATACGACGAAATTATTAAAGACGGAGTAACTGGATATCTTATATCCAAAGAAAATAAAAGATCGGATTGGACTAAAGCTATTTCTAAATGTGTAAAAGATCCTAAACACGCAAGAGAAATGGGAAGAAATTTGAAAAAAATCGTAGATGAACGTTATAATATAAACAAGGTGGTACACCTTAGGTTGGATTTATATAAACAACTTTTAAATAAAAATGAATCCTAAGTTTACCATTATAGTTCCTCATTACCAAGGAGTGATTTCACACGAGAGATTTCTTGAAGGGATTGAAAGTTTACAAAATCAAACTTGCCAAGATTTTGAAATCCTATGCTACCACGATGGACCCCTTTTAGATGATTCAGTTGAATTTCCAATTCCGGTAAAATGTACAGATAAGAGATACAATGATTGGGGACATAGTTTACGGGATTTAGGTATTCAAGAAGCTAAAGGGGAATATATTATACACTTTAACCCTGATAATATATTATACTCAGATGCCTTAGAAGAATTGCAAAAAAATAATGACCCTTTGCAAGTTTTTTCGATTAAAATGATAGGGATGGAAGAGTCTAAAGGTGTTAGGTTCTATTCAACCCCCAGAGATATATCTAAAAGCGTTACCCTTACCGGTAATCCTGCAGTGTATGGAAATATAGATTGTGTGCAGTTAGTAATGAAAACCTTATTATGGAGATCTGAGGAAGGCTGGAAAGATAAAAGAGAGCAAAGTGATGGAGTTATGTATCCATATTTTGCCAACAAATACAATGTAAAATATATCCCCAAAATTTTAGGGGAACACCGATGATTACTTATATTATCCCCGCCCGAAGGGGGTCTAAAGGATTTCCTTTTAAAAATAGAATTTTAATGTATGAACATAAATATCTTAAAGAAATAAAAGACAATTTAATTATTAGTACAGATGATGAGGTTATAAAAGAATTCTGTGATTCTAACAATATTAAAATTCATAATAGACCACCACATCTGAAAGGGGATAAAATATCAACTAAAGATGTAAT